GGTCGCCGACGCTCAGCGCTTCGTGGTACACGGCACCCTGATCGCCGTGATCGATGGGGTGACCACCGTCCGACAGGACTTTGGCTACCCCAACAGCGCGCAGGATGACGAGCCACTCAAGTCAGCCGCCAGTGACGCTCTGCGCCGCTGCGCTGCCCAGATCGGTGTGGGGCGGTCTCTTTATGCGTCAGGCACAGGCGCGAGCCTCTCCGTGGCTCCTAGACCCCTCTCCGTTGATTCTGTGAGGGCATCCCAGCCGTCTGTTTCCACGAGCGATGTGGCCGTAGCAGCAGCAATGCTCTTCGCAGAGGGTGAATGCCCAGACCACCGCACGGCTTGGTCGCACAAGCCTGCCGGTGTCAGCAAGGCTGGGAAGCCGTACAGCGCCTTCTACGCCTGCTCTGGCAAGTCGAACGGCACCTTCTGCCAGCGCAAGCCGAGCATCGCGTGGGTCAACGCCCAGACACCGTCAAGCGGCGAGCCTGAGCGCACTGACACCAGCGACCTGGAGTCATTGCCGTTCTAGTCAACGCGGCGAGCGGTGGCTGAATACGCTGCTCGCCGCATCATCTACGGCTGGGAGAGACTGGTGACCTCCACCTCTCCCAGCCACTAACACAGAGCGGAGGACGAATGGTTTGGTTCAAGTGGGTAGCAAATGCACACCGAGACGCAGAGATCTCGGCGCTGACTGACACGCAGTTCCGCGCGTTCATCACGATCATCGGTGAGGTGAAGCTGCTGCGCTCCGGCGGAGTGTTCAAGAACCGACAGCACCTCAAGACCGTCATCGGCGCACGCCTCTTTAGGGGTGTGGACGGCCTGTTGAAAAGTGGTCTCCTGACAGAATCTGGAGACGGAGTCATCGCCGTGTCGAACTACTCTCGCTATCAAGTCGACCCCACCTCGACCTCTCGTGGACAAAAGTGGCGAGATCAAAACAGGGGTAGGTCAACGGACAGAGAAAGAGAAAGAGAAGGAGAAAAGAATAGAACCCCTATATCCCCTAAACGCTCTGGCTCTGGAAGGCTCACGCCACTGAACGAGATTCTAGGACTGAAGAAGAATGCGTAAGCAAGAGCAGCCGAGCAAGCGCGCTCTGGCAACGAGAGCCTGGAGGGAGAAAGAGACTGAGGACCAACGAGCTGTGAGGGTGTTGCGGTACACGCTCTACAACCATCGGATGACGATGGAGCAGTACACGGCCTTACGGCTGGCACAGGCTGATCGATGCGGAGCGTGCAAGGAGCCACTCCGCTTTGGCGAGACGAGAGCAGTGACCGTGGATCACGATCCGCGCTGCTGCGCCTACGAGACACTCAGTACCGGCAGGACAAAGGGCGTGCCGATCTCGTGTGGCAAGTGTGTCAGGGCGCTGCTCTGCTCGCCCTGCAACCGAGCCATCGGATTCTTTGAGCGCTATCCACAGCGCGTTCATATGTGGATCGACTATCTCAGGAGGGTAAACAAGTGAGTGAGCTAAACGAGCGGCGCTGTCTTGGCTGCGATGATGACTGGCCAGCCGATGATGAGTTCTACGACGGTACCGCGCTGGTATGCCGCGCCTGCGTCAGTGAGGGTGTTGCGATGCAGCGACCAAAGGCAGTCAAGAAGCGTGGCTATCGAACGCCAGAGGCAGAGCGCCAATACCAGCGTGAGAAGTACGCTCGTCATCGTGATCGCTACCTAGCCGGTATGCGGCGCTGGTATGAGGCTAACCGCGTTGAGCGAAACGCCAAGCGCCGCGCGCAATACGCGGCACAGGAGGTCTAAGTGCTACTCGTTGGAGACTGCGTTGAGCAGATGAGGACGCTTGAGGCGAATAGCGTTGATGCCATCGTCACTGATCCACCGTACGGCCTTGAGTTTATGGGCAAGGCGTGGGATGGCTTCGGCACACCGCTGGGCTTCCAGACTTGGAGCGAGCAGTGGGCGCGTGAGGCAGTCCGCGTGCTGAAGCCTGGCGGACATCTGCTTGCCTTTGGCGGTACGCGGATGTATCACCGGCTCGCAGCTGGTATTGAGGATGCTGGTTTCGAGATCCGAGACACGCTGATGTGGCTGTACGGCTCAGGCTTTCCAAAGAGCCTTGATGTGAGTAAGGCGATTGACAAGGCCGCTGGCGCAGAACGAAAAGATGGAATCCCTGGTAGGTACTCATCAAGACGACCAAGGGAAACAGTTGAGACCAACATTGGGGCGTTCAGCGGAACATTGAGCGGATCCAAAAGTGCTTTAGTCACCGCTCCATCAACCGAAGCTGCAAAGAAGTGGGAAGGCTGGGGAACCGCGCTCAAGCCAGCCGTTGAGCCAATCGTGCTGGCACGCAAGCCGCTGATTGGCACCGTTGCCGAGAATGTGCTGACCCACGGCACTGGCGCGCTGAACATTGACGCAAGCAGGATTGATTACCTATCTGAAGATGACAAGGGAAACCCAAATAGATTCAAGACCGCGTGGAGCAGTGATGGAAGCAACGATGGCTGGAAGAGTGAGGCCCACAAGTCATACACGCCAGTTCCAGTTGGCAGTAATGGCGGTCGCTGGCCAGCCAACATCTTGCTTGATGAGGAAGCCGCTGCACTGCTTGATGAGCAGAGCGGCGGCGCTTCACGCTTCTTCTATGTTGCAAAGGCAAGCCGCTCAGAGCGCAACGCAGGGCTTGATGGGTTTGCAAAGCGATATGGAGAGCGTGAAAATGGCTTTTCTGCAAAGATAAGTGATACAAGGATACCGCGCGCCAACATCCACCCAACGGTCAAGCCGGTTGACCTAATGCGCTATCTGATCAGGCTCGTCACGCCAAAGGGCGGAACGGTGCTTGATCCGTTTATGGGGTCAGGCACGACGGCAGTCGCAGCGATTCAAGAGGGCGCGAACTGGATTGGCTGCGAACGAGAGCCAGAGTATGTTGCGATTATTGAGGCGAGAATCGCCGCAGCGCAACCTGGTATGGGATTGAACTTAGAGGAGGACATCAAGTGAACATCGCATTCGTAGGGCCGCAAGGCTCTGGCAAGTCAACGCTCGCGGCGATGCTGGAGCAGCGTCGCGTGCATCCGTATACGGTGCTGCCGATTGCGGAGACGATCCGCACCGTGGCTGCACTGGGCTATGGGGAGGACTTTGACAAGGGTAAGCACTACAGCCAGCGTCGCCTAGGACTGGATGTCGAAGTGTCTGGCCGCGAGATCTTGCAGGAGATCGGCGCGCAGCTGCGCGAGCTAGACGCATCGTTCTGGATCAAGGCGTGGCACGCCGAGTATCTGAAGGTCAAGAGCGCCAACCGGCTCGTCGCCGTAGACGATGTACGCCTGCCGCTAGAGGCGCACTACCTCCGGCACCACATCCCAGGCATCGTGATCGTCAGGGTCCACGCTACGGCGGAGGCTCGGACACAGCGGCGTGGGGTGCTGCAAGGGGTCAGCGATGTGACCGAGTTTGGCTACCTCCAGACCGAGTACGACTTGCAGATCGACACAACGGACTTGACAGCAGAGGACTCGTACGCAATCCTGCGTAAGCATATGGTGAATAACGGTCTTTGGCAGTCATCTATGCAGGAGGAATCGTGAAGGCAGCAGGCATTTACCGAATCGAACTAGGCAATGGCCATTTTTATGTTGGCTCTTCAAGCGACCTTGTCAACCGAGAGCGCCAGCATCGCAATGGCTTGCTGCGTGGAAATCACGGCAACCCTAAGATGCAAAATTGCTGGAACAAATACAAAGTATTTGTATTCATAGTTTTGGATGAATGCCGTACGGATGAACTGCTACAGCGCGAGCAGCTACTGATTGATGCGCATATCAACGATCCAAAGAATGCAAACCTTGCCCCAACTGCCGGCTCAGCGCTCGGCTTTGTTCATAGCGCTGACACTCGTGCAAAACTTTCTGCCTTGAGAAAAGGCATACCAAAATCACCTGAATGGCGCGCTAAACTTTCAGCTTCACAAACAGGTAGAAAGCGACCACCATTCTCCCCAGAGTGGCGTGCAAATCTGGCCGCTTCCCAGAAGGGAAAAGGTAAAACTGCAGAGCATCGTGCAAATCTATCCGCCGCCCTAAAAGGTACGCGCTACTCTGCTGCGCACTGTGCTGCAATAAGTGCAGGATTGCTTCAACGACGAGCAAGGATGGAGGAATCGTGAGCAATACTGACCTGACCGAACTAGAGACACGCGCCGCGCAGCTCGGCTACCACTACGACGGCCTAGTGCGAGTCGAGCACCCATTCGCTGATCAAGAGAATCAGGTGACCTGGACCATCGTTCTGATCGACACGGCTGGAGAGGAACTGACCTTCCAAGCGCCAACGATTGAGGGAGCCATTGAGGTCGCCAACGACCGGATGGCACTGCTCTCAGGTCTGGCTGACCTATGAGCGCCTTCGCCTATGTCGGCGTGACGCTGATCGTCATCAACACCGCGCTCTTCTTGGTGGTCTTCGCTTCCCTGCCACTTAGTATCAAGCGTGGCATCGGTGTCGTACCGTCGTTCATCTTCCTGCTCACCACGGCAGCAACGGTGGTCTGGATGTGGAGGTCGTTGCAATGGCAGGCGTAAAGACCAAGCGCGCAGGGGCTGCCAAGGCTCCTGTGTGGACCGTCACCAACTGCACCGACTGCGGCAAGGTCATTGACTACACCGATCCCAAGCGGCAGGTGTTCCCTGGCACGCGCGTACTCGTGATTCACGAGAAGGGCCGACGCTTTGAGTGGCGGCACAAGGCGTGCGTGAAGTGAGTCAGATCGAGATCCTCACGCCTGAGCTGGATGAGGGCATCAAGTGCGTGCAAGAGGGCGCAGATGCGTGGTGCTATGACCCCAAGATCGGTAGGCAGTTCGCCAAGTTGAGCATCCGCTACGCTGATGCAGCTGCACCGGACGGCTGGTTCTTTCTCAACGAACACATCTTCAACCGCAAGACCATTGCAGACTTGCTGAAGGCAGGTCACCTAGAAGTAGATCAGTCAGCCTTCACCCTCTCGGATGGTGGTCAGGCTCGACTGGGAAGGTTGGTACGAAAGTGAGCAAGATGAGCGACCTAGACATTGACGAGCAGAACGCGGAGAAGGCGAAGCGCGGTAAGCGCGCACGCAACAAGGGCAACGCCTTTGAGCGAGAGGTCGCCGAGAAGATTGGTGGCGCTCGCGTCGGCCAGTTTGGCGGCAAGGTTGATGTGATGTCGGACTGGATCGCCATCCAGTGCAAGGTGGGCAACGGCTCCTACTCGGAGCGCTACGACGGTTGGCTGCGCTCGGTGAATGGCAACGCTAGTCAGATCTCGGCGCTCGTCGTAGGCGACGCACCTGGACCTGGCACCAAGCGCCGCTCGATGATCATCCTTGACTTTGAGGACTTCATCGACCTACTGGAGACGAGCAGCTGACAGCGCTGCTGCTGGCACTAGCGCTGCTCACCGGCAGCACTGGACCAGACCTCACGCCACACGGCGTGCCGACACAGGGTGTCGCCACCTGGTACGGCGCGCACTGCCCCAAGGGCGTGACCAACTTTGGGCGCGTTGATACCTGCACTCCGTACCTCACCAAGGCACAGGGCGGCCGTGGCGGAGAGAGGATCTGGTACGCCGCAGTCGCCTCTTTCTCTTACTACGCCAAACCGTATACACTCCGCGTCTGTAGGAAGGACCAGCCGACTCGCTGTGTGACCGTCGTGGTCAGGGATGAGTGCGCCGGTCTTTGTAGGAGGGATCTCACAAGACCGTGGACAAGTCAGAGCAGAGCCATCGACCTAAGCCCAGCCGCGTTCTCTCAACTCGCGCCGCTCGGCAGAGGAGTGCTGGCGGTAACCATCAGGGAGTTACCAAAGAGCA